GTCTTCACCGAAAAAGGCAAAGGCCCCGCCCGAAATCAAACTCTCCTAAACACCGCAGTAAACGTACTGGAAACAATCAATAATGTCGGTAAACCTGCAACCGGCGTATTTTTCCGTGTTGGATCATTAAACGGCCCAACGTTTTCAGCTACAGAAGACACGCCCCTTTTCATGGGGCGTATTGATACATCGTTTACTGCTACGGTTTTAACTTAGGTTGCAATCGCGCTAACCTAGTAGAAGCCGGGCAGTGCCCGCCCCACTGCTCATTCTTTAGGTACGTCCTATGGCCACCACCGTTCTTACCGGCACGTCCGGCGCCCTGTACTACAAACCTGCAGGCACCACCTCCACCTTCAGCCCCTCCGACGTCACGACCGCTGGCGCTCTGTTGAACGTTGGCTCCTACTACAACTTCAAAGTAGGCGATCCCGTCAAATTCAGCGTCGTCAACCAAGCTGGCGGCACCGCTACCGGCACACTGCCTTCCGGCATTACAGCTGGCACCACCTACTACGTCATTGGCTACGTCGCTGCCACCGGCGTTCTGACTGTTTCCGCCACCCTCGGCGGCTCGGTCATCACGATCACCACCCAAGGCACCGCCGTCAGCCCCAACAAATTCCAAGTCGCTTACGCCGACTATGTGGTTGTTGGTCAAGTCCGCGACTGGAGTTTCGACATCAGCCGCGCTGAAATCGACGTCACCACCATCGGTCAAACTCCTGGTCAGTATGTTCCCTTCAAGAACTACATTGCTGGCTTTGGTGATGGCACTGGTTCCTGCACGGTGTATATGTCCGACGATGACTTTGCGGTCTCTAACCGCATGATCGAAGACGTGCTGCAACGTCTGCAAGGTGGCGCAGCCTTCAAGCTGTACACCAACCGCATCATCAGCAGTGGCAGCGTGGACGACACCAAGTCCCGCTCGATCGCCATGGACGCCATTCTGACCAGCGCCTCCATCTCGGTGGATCCAGACAACGCTCAGACCATTGCGATCAACTTCCGTCCCGCCTCCACTCCCACCTTCGACTTCTTGACCACTGCCTGATAACTTCCCGGTTATCACCACCAAGCCCCGGCTTTCTAGCTGGGGCTTTTTTATGACTACTGCGCTACAGTAAAGCCATACCCCAAAAGGTTTATGGCCTCTTCAATTCCAGTTCGAGCAATCGACCGACTGCGCAAAGCCGCCAACCTCGAACCCGCCAAAAAGCTGGTGGAACTGAGCGATGGCAGCATGTTTGAAATGTGGGTGGCACCTTTGACGATGGCTGAGCGTGAACGCGCTCAGAAAAATGCCAAATCCGACGACGCTAATGCCTTTGCCCTCCAGCTTTTGATCCAAAAAGCCTGCGACGAAAACGGCACCAAGCTCTTCAGCACTGGCGAGATCGACGTCCTCAAAAACGAAGTCAAAGACAAAGATCTCCAATCCCTGATGCTGGCGATCTTGACCGATGACAGCGAGCCAATCGACCCAAAATCCTAAGCACCGAACTCCGAAAGGACACCTGGCTCATGCTTCAATTTGGCGTTGCCAAAGAGCTGGGCCTAACCCTTTCCCAAGTTCGGGCCACGATGACCGCCGAAGAACTACTTGGCTGGAGTGCCTACTTCGTGATCCTCAACGAAGACCAAGAAAAGGCCATCCAAGATGCAAAACGCCGCCGCTAACCACGGCGGCTTTTTATTGGGTAAACTAAAGTACCAGGTAGTAGCGGCGCCGTGGCTTACAGAGCCGACATAGAAATTGCGGTACGCGGTGCGTCGCAAATAACCAATCTAAAAACACAAGTTGAAAGTCTCAGCGCCGGTGTAGATAGATTAAATAGAACACTAAACACTGGTACAGTAGCTAGTGTTGAAAACTTTACAAAATTAGTTAGTCAATCTGAACGTGTATTACGTTCTGCTGCGCAGGGAACAGATGTACAAAGAAAAGCTATCGATGCTTACATTCGATCAGTTGCAGCTGCTGAAAAAGCAGAAAAATCTTTACAGACAGCAATTGCAGGTAGACGACGTGAGCTAGGTATTAGTGCACCTACAGCAGGTGGAGGACAAGCCAGAGGAGGCCGTCTCGGTGGAGCTATCAGTAATGCAGCTATCGGCGCAGCTTTTCCGCTTCTGTTTGGTCAAAGTGGAGCGGCAGCAGCCGGTGGTGCAATTGGTGGCATTGCGGGATCAGCTTTAGGACCGACAGGAGGCTTTGCAGGTTCTCTCGTTGGCACGCTGATTGGTGAAAAGCTCGGCCAAGCTAACCAAGTAAAAGAACTAGCTGCCGATATTGGATTCTCCGCTGAGCAAACAAAGTTACTTGGAATTGCGTTCCAGCAAGCAGGCCGCGATTTTGATAAATTCCAGACTTCTGTATCAACAATCCAAGGCCTGAGTCTTTCTATTGAAGATCAAGCTCGTGCGATTCAACTTGCTAGCACTCTCACCGCAGAGTACGGCGGCAAAATTGACAAAGTTACTAACGCATTTGCCAACGCACTTTCCACCGGCAAAGTAACTCAAGGCACTCTCAATCAGCTTACGAATCAGGGTATTCCTATTCAGGAGGCTCTGGCAAATAAATATAACATAAGTCGTACTGCACTTCTCGAATACGCCAAAGCAGGCAAAATTTCTGTACAAGATCTTATCGACACTCTTGTTGAAGTTGGTAACAAAGGTACTACCGCTGCAAACGCACAAAGAGATGCTTTTGCCGATAGTTTTGATCAGATAAATACAGCGCTCAGTAATTTCCAAACTACTGCTACAAATGCCTTCAAATCTACTGCAGATGCTCTGCGCGTTGATCTCGGTGATGCAATTCAAGCCGTCACTGGATACACTGTAGATTTTATTAACGGATTTTCAGAACTTACCAGAATTGCAGGTCCGGCTTTAGATGGTATTTTAAGCGCTTACATAAATATAGAAAAAGCAATCTTCAATGCCGTTGGAGCTGTGCCAGCTCTAAGAGATGCGATTGTATCTTTTGCTCTTACTGCCATTGGTCCTCTTCAGGGTGTAGTAAGGTTAATAGATGGAATTAGAAGTGTAGGCGCAGCAACAAAAGGCCCTGAAAAACAAGGTCCATATGTACCAGAGCGCCTAAAAAGAAAGCCTCTTGAATCCTTTTTTGCTCCTTCTCAAGCTGCTCCCAGTGGTAATAGTAGTGCTGCAGACAAAGCAGCACGCGATGCTAAGCGTCTTGCTGAGCAAACAGAAAAACAACTTCAAGCAAGCATAAAACTACTAGCTATCAGCAGAGCAGAGCTTGTAATTGCTCAAACAACTGATCCACTCAAAAAAGCTGAAGCTCAGTACGCACTAGACCGTCTGCGTATAACTCAAAACTATGCCGATAAACTAAAAGAAGCAAAATCTGCACAAGAAAAAAGCAATTTAACTGCTGCACAAAATGCAGAATTTGAAAGACTTCGCCTGGATTACCTCGAAAAACAAACAACAGAACTACTGAAACAAGCAGGAATTACAACCCCGGGTTTCGGCTTGAAGCCCACTGGAATTGATTTCAACCAGGCTTTCCAGTTTCAGGGCACTTTGTCACCCGGTCTGACAGATGAAATAACCACAGTTACAGAAGATCTCACCAAACTACTGGATCCTATTGAGCAAGTAAAAACTGCTGCCGAGTCGATTGGATCTGCGTTTAGCACATCTTTCAAGGGTCTTATTGATGGCAGCCAAAGTGCTCAAGAAGCCCTGGCTGGTTTCTTCAAAAGTGTCGCCAGCTCTTTCTTAGACATGGCAGCAAAAATTATTGCTAAATGGATCGAAATGACAATACTCAACTCTATACTTCGAATTTTCCCTAGTAGCCCTATAGGTATTGGTAATACTTTCAGCAATTTCAGTCCCGGTGGAGCAGCAGCAGCTGGTACAGGTGGCATCCCATCTATTGCTTCTTCATTTGGATTCCGCGCTAATGGTGGTCCAGTATCCAGCGGTTCACCTTATATCGTTGGTGAAAAAGGCCCCGAGCTATTCCTGCCTCGCAGCAGCGGCACGATTATTCCCAACAGCGCCATGATGGGTGGATCAACCAGCGTCGTGGTTAATGTGGATGCCAGCGGCAACTCCAACGTCCAAGGCGACCAAGCCCAAGGCAAACAGCTGGGACTTGTCGTTTCTGCTGCAGTTCAGGCAGAA